TTTCTTTTTTGCTTTTTTGCTTTTTTGCTTTTTTGCTTTTTTGCTTTTTTGCTTTTTTGCTTTTTTGCTTTTTTGCTTTTTTGCTTTACCTCCAGTTTCAGTTAAGGGTGCGGTTTCAGTTTCAGTTTCAGTTACAGTTAAGGGTGGGGTTTCAGTTTCAGTTTCAGTATCAGTTAAGGGTGGGGTTTCAGTTTCAGTTTCAGTATCAGTTAAGGGTGCGGTTTCAGTTTCAGTATCAGTTAAGGGTTCGTTTTCTTTCAGGTATACAAAGTCTACGGGTTTGACTAAATTTTCATTCTCGTTTTCTTCAACGAGTGGGGGCGGTAAATTATTTATACGTTTAAGTAAAGCTTGTTTATCTTTTATTTCGGTATCCCATATGATTGGCTCTTTTAACTCTAGATTAAACTGTAATACATTTTTTAATTCTTCTAAACATGATTTATATGCTTTATTATTGGACCCATCAGGAGAAAGACTACCCGACAATTTACCCCACAATTGATTAATATCTTTTATTAACCCCATGTATTTAGGTTGATATAAGTAATCGGTTATAAGCTTTTTTTCGTCTACGGATAGTTTATCTAATTCTGTATTAAAGTTTTGAACCATATCTGTATTAACGCCAAAAAAATACTTAGATTCAATTTTTTTTAAAAACTCTTTCTGATCTTCAGTTAATACCATTTTATATATATTATACTTATATTTTATTCTAATGTTTCAAGAGTAAAAAAGCGGAAATGACGGATTTATTCTTTTCGGCATAATCCATGGTTTCCAAATTGGCACTATGTTGTTTTGCCAAGATCCGCTGTCGATGGGCTTCTTCCTGAGTAAGCAAATATTGTTCCGCATTCTTTTGATCTAAAGGAACAATTGATTCCGATGCACGTGATCTGGCTAAATGTTCGCTGGATTCATATAGCCGAACTTTTGCGAGATCGCGTTCGCTGACGGCCAAAACCGTCTGGTCTTTATGCACTTTACGCAAATCATCGAATCGCAATTTACCAAACGGATCGCTCGCAATATATTCGCCGGATTCGTCGTCTTTGTCATATAGATCAGTTGCTATGTGACTGGATGCGAGTTCTTTTACGCCGGTATATTGCGAAACTGTGCTAGATGTGGCCCGTTGTTTTATTTTTTCCATTGCACCGTGAATCCCATCTTTTGACGAGATGGGATCTATATCGATCGCGGGTTCTTCACTGGAGAACCATTTATTCTTTTCGGGATCTGGGCGTCTTGCCATGGAGAGATCGTCGAAAAGCCGGTTGAATTTCTGGTTGAATTCTTCGGGTTTCAATTGTTTGATGGCACCACGGATGTTCTTTTTCGTGGATTTCGATAAATCGTCTTTTCCCGATGCAATGATTTTTTCGTATTCGGGATTGAATTGGGGAACTTCCGCCGTGGTTTTTTGATTCGTTTCGTAATATTCATGGATGAGTCGGAATGCTTTTGTATAAAAGAGAAAATAATCGGGGGAAAGTCGGGATTTATCGGGATGCATCATCAGCACTTTATGACGGGCTTTTTTCAGATCTTCAATTGTGATTTTATAGGATAGGCCAAAGAGATTCAAAAGATCTTGGAAAGAATAATGATGAATGTCTAAAACATGGGCTTCTTCGCGATTTGTATTCATATAAGATGCATTTATAAAAAATAGATTAGGATATGACACAGTTTTATACATCGCTTATTGCATCGCCAAGATCTGTAAAACCCGAAAAGAGATTTTGTGTTTCGTTTTTCTCCGCAAACTTTTTCACGGTGTTTATATGTACTATTTTTGGCATTTTATTGGGTTGGTTTTACACCCTTGAAGATTTAAAACGCCCATTATAAATACAGTTTCTATACAATTTTTGAAATCGGTTATATATTCGAATATGTAGTAATGTTTTATATTTGTATTGAATACATTATAACAAATTATTTCTCTCCTCCGTGTTCTATGATATGTCGATTTGTTAACAAGTTATTTCACTTAATATTTCTTGAAATTTATCTTCTGCGTTTTCTATATTCGCTGGTGTTGTTGGAATTTGGACAAATAATAGAAAATAACTTTCATTTTTTTCATATTCATTAAATAAATCCATATAATTTGTTTCATTACTCAGTGTTATACCTTTTTCCCTTAAAAACTCAAAAAATCTTTTATTAACATCAGCATAATCATGAGGAATGATTCCATTAAAATGTTTTATAAATAAGTAAGCACTTATTATATTAAGTGCAAGACTAGTTATATTTTCAATCTTTTGGTATAATAATGTTGATATTATTATAATAACAGCTCTCAATAATTTATTATATTTTTTACTTCTAACACTAGTATCTGTAAAAGAGTCAATTGATAATTGTTTTTCATGAAAATCGATCATAATCATAATAGAAGATACACAACCACTATTATTGTTTAAACATAATAGTAAAGATGTAGGGTTTGGATTACGATGATAAGCTGATAATTTAGAATTTGGAACATGCATATTATATAAATAATTTAATTCTAATTTTAAATTACCGCATATTTCTGATAATCTCGCATTAAGTTCTTCAATTTTTTCTTGTGTTTTTAGTAATGATATTTCTATATGACAATTTTCAGTTTTAAGAAGTAATATTTTTTTTGTTCTAAGTTTTCCAAGTTTATGAATATATTTAAGTGTTGAGTTTAATATAGATTCAATTTCATTGATTTCCTCGGATATTAAATTTGGTAATGAGTCTTCAAATTTGATTAATATATAATCATTTTCATTCATAAATAATAAATAATTCATATCATTTCTATAAAAATAATAATAACAATCATTTATTTTAATTCGATAAATTTGCTTTTCATTTATTATATTAAAAAGTTCTAATTCAAATAAACCGTGTTCACTTGGGGACAATAAAGTTATAATTCCACCAAATATTTTCTTGATTTTCTTTCTTGATTTTCTTTCTTGATTTTCTTTCTTGATTTTCTTTCTTGATTTTCTTTCTTGATTTTCTTTCTTGATTTTCTTTCTTGATTTTCTGAAAAACATTATATAATATATATATATTATTTTAGTATGCTTAAATCAAAATTACAAAAATTTAGTGGGTTAAAATATGAAAATTTGAAAGAAAATATAGTAAAAGCGATAGACATTATACGAAAAGAATATTATAACAACATTTTGGAAGGTCCTTATAATAGAAATAAAAAATATATTTCAAAAATAAAACTCGTAAAAATCCAAATAAAATGTATAAATAATGGGCGTTTTAAATGTGCAAAGGTGTAAATCTTCATTATATATGACGACACTTTATTATTCAATACACTATAGATAAACATTCGAATGATTCGATATAAAACTCAATCTAGATTAGGATATAACACAGGTTGGCACAACTGGCACAACTGGCATATACGAAAAAAAACTGGCAATATTAGAAATTTGATTTGAACTTCTTAAACCATTATTCGCGATCTTTAATGTTTGACCTAATTCTGTTGTAGTTGTGTTTTCAGTTGAAGGAGTTGTTTCAGTTAAAGCTATATTATCACTAGATACACCATTGTTCAGATCGTGTCCTCCTCTTTTTTTCTTTGAATATTTTTTTTCTTTCTTCTGTTTGTTTTTCCTCCTTTTCGTTCGTTTTTTAGTATCCATTATATATTATATGACTACACTTTATTATGCAATACGCTATAGAGAACCATTCGAATTATTGGATGTAAAACTCAATATAGAATTGGAAAATGTAGAAAATGCGAAAGAAATAACGAGATTTGCAAAACGTGTTGAACATGTATCATTTGATAGTAATCCAGTCATTATGGAAAGTGTGATTGATGAAATCGATGCACAGCAATTTATAGGAATACCTCAACCTTATTTGCAAAGTCAAGTAATGGATCCCAATAATAATCTTTTGGTACTATTTAGTCAAAATGCAAAAAGAGAAGTTCAAATCGAATGTATTGTAACATATCACCAGATAGAAATACGCCGAGAAACTTCTATTGAGATTCCAGCAATTGCCATTATCGATTTGCCTAAAAAAGATTTACATGTATCGGGTAGCGATGTCATTAAATGGCTATATCGCTCTATGAAAACCGCGGGCGGATATTCGTTAGAAATCGAGGCTATTGGATCAGCCATGAAATTCTGGCATGAAAAAATGGGATTCAAATGGAAACGTTTGAATCCCACTGGAAAACGCGCGACGATTATTCGCGAAATCAAACGGAAACAACAAACGCAAAAAGTGCGTCCAAAAGAAATACTCCAAAAAGAAATCGATGATTTATATTATCATATACCAAGTGCGCGTATGAGTCGAACACGGTCAGATAGATCGAATCGATCGAGTCAATCTCCAAATGATGATGATAAATCTCCAATGATGTTATCTTTACATGATATTGAAGAAATGCATAGAGATGCACTCATTCATAATATTTTAGATAAACCCAACCTCATATTACGTAGCAATTCTACGCGTAATATCCGCCATAAATCGAAAAAAAGCAGAACGGCGAAAAAACAACCGCATAGTATATAGCCGAAGTGATAATATATAGATATATTCTATATGACAGAACCCATATATTTTTCTATACGAGAACAAGAATATATTGGCGACGAAGGATCGCAACAGGCAGAACGGTTCAATACAAAATTAACTGACAATGGATATAAGTCAAAAATATTAAAACAATATGCATCGGATGCAATTTCAGAGCCTTTTTTACAACGATGGGAACATAAATTTATCGTAGAATTAGAAAATTTACCAGAAAAATCGTTCGGTTCTTTAAGTATAGACTATATTACAGAAAATATCCAAGAAGATGATAATAACACAATTTATTTCTATACAAAAAATGATAAAAATCAACTAAAAAATATCCAAGCATTTATCACATACGATATTCGATTTATAGATCCACGGAATAAAACACAACCCTTTATTTACGTCCATACTTTTGCAGTGAATAATAGTATTCCTATAGATCAACGTCGAATATCAGGTGCAAATATATTTGATTGGTTTTACAAAAATGCAATGCATGATGGATTTTATTGCATCAAAATCGATGCACTTTCATCCGCGATTAATTTTTGGCGAAATAAATCACGATTTGTCTATATTACAGATCGGATGAATGAAGTAAAAAAGAAGAATTTAGAAACACTGGATCAACTTTTTGAACAAGAACGGTTATTTAAAGCAACTCCAGGAAAAGAAGCGGAACTCCGCAAAATTACGCAAAGTATTAAACTGACAAAAGGTCTTATAGGACAAGTTCCAATGAAACGCACAAAATCGCAAAATAGCGCCGATTCATCTCTACCTTCAGAGAATAGTCGTGAATCGTCCATTCATTTGAATTTGGATGAGGGGAGCGATAAAAGTATCGAATGGCATAGTCTATCGTCAAATCATTCGCAACCTTGGTACAGTCCAGAATCGATCGTATCTTCTCTTTCATATGATAGTACTACCGTGTCCCCTAAAAAAATGATTGCACAACTCAACAAACAATTTGCATCACCGCAGATCAAAAGACGTCATTCTCTCCCTACCAGAAAAAAAGCAAAAACTCCAAATCCAAAAATGCGAACAACAAAAAGTGCACATTTCTAAATTCATATAAACATATCCCATATATATTCTATATGACAAGTACACCGACAAATCTTGAAGGAAATATCCTTACTGCATTATCCCGACAAGAGTTTTATCAAATCTTGCTCTCGAATCCGGGTGTAGTTATTATCAAATTTGGAGCAAAATGGTGTGCGCCATGTAAACTCATTGAAGCACAAGTAAAAACGCTCATGGATGAAATGCCAGTAGATAAAACCGTAAATGCGATCATCGATGTGGATGAAAGTATCGATCTTTACATGTTTTTAAAGAAAAAAAAAATGGTGGGTGCAATACCCACTATTTTATGTTATAAAAAGGGGAATACGGATTTTGTTCCAGATGATTCGGTTATCGGCGCGGACCCGATTGCAGTAGATGCTTTTTTTCAGAGATGTTTGAGTTATATATAAAGTATTTTTTTCTATTTTTTCCATAAATTGCAGATGAATTCAGTACAACTTTTTTTCGCTTTTGTCATATAGGATTCTTCGGCGCGTCCTTCTTCCACAAGAACCAAAATATAATCCGCGTCATGGTCTCTTATGGCAGAAGGTACCATATAAGGCGAGACAGGTTTTGCCACTTTGTCATATAGAGAATTATCTATATGACAAACTTGGGTTTCTTCGTGATCGAGGATATCAATGATATATCCATAATCTTCATTTGCTTGATATTTGGGTAGACTCATCGTGGATTGGGTATACGTTGGCAACAACATTTGTAGAAAATACAATCGAATGTTTTTATAAAAAGGTATTCAATTTTCACATGGTGACGATTTCGTTGAAATGTGGACATATAGAATCTCCATGGATACTCCCTTCGATATCGACTATTGTATTCCATAGAATACACATCATTTTTTTGTGTGGATGTTTCAAAATATTGTCAAATACATTCTGTGCATTCATCATAGTTAGTGTTTTTGATCCAAGTGTTTTCGACAAAATGTGTATAAATGAACTGAATCCCATGAGGTATTGATTCCGAGAATAGCAATATATTGTATTATACAAATTGGGGTGATATCCAAACCATTGGTAAAATCGCGGTTTAAATGGTTCTGATAATGCAGTCAGAATTGCATTTGGCAAGTGTTGTTCTAGATAATTTTCTGTGTGATTCGGATGCATATATCGTATATAATTTGCAATCATGCAACGATTTGGATCTGAATCCTTTATGACATTGCATATAAAGTCGAATAAGGGGGTCATAGATTGAACCGTAATGTTTTTGTCATATAGAATCACTTTTACTTGGGGGTTATCATCATTTTGTCTTTTGATGATTTGTCGATTTGATTCTATATTACCTTTATCGTTATCCTTATCGTAATGATCAATGGATACCACGAGTATTTCATTGTCGGGATTTAACCCGTGATGCATTAAAAACATGGGATATAATTGTATAGGGGCATTTGTTCTGTGTGCTGTTTTATCAAAATAAACGGTTTCTTCATTGAATTTTGACCCTAGAGAAATGTAGATGTATTTGTGGGGGTGGTAAAATTTTTCAAAAGTCATTTTGAAAGATTCGAAAGAATCGACATGGTTACAAGATTCGAAAGAATCGACATGGTTACAAGATTCGAAAGAATCGACATGGTTACAAGATTCGAAAGAATCGACATGGTTACAAGATTCGACGTCTTCAATGGTTGCCATTAATTTATGACTATATTTGATTGGGTATGTTTTAATCAATTTTTGTGATTCTTCTTTTTTGATTTGCGTTTTAGTTTTTTGTGTTTTCTTTTTCGTTTTGATCCGCCTAAAGTTGGAGATTTATCTTTTCTTTTTCGGTTTGATCCGCCTAAAGTTGGAGATTCATTTTTTTTTTCGGGTTCTTTTTCATTTTCATTTTCTCTATTTTCTTCATTTTCTCTATTTTCTCTATTTTCTTCATTTTCTCTATTTTCTCTATTTTCTCTATTTTCTTCATTTTCTCTATTTTCTCTATTTTCTGGTGGTTTTTCGCCATCATTATCAGAAGATCCAAATACATTTGGCATTGTTGGCAAATCGTTTGTAGATGGAATTGGAATGGATGGTATCATAGATGCAGTAGATCCTATAGATGATACTAACGACGTATCCGAATCTTTGGATCCACTATCTTTTAAAGTTACATATGCTAAAACCAACGTGGTTATTCCAATCATTCCATATACAATGATTGGTTGTCCATCATAACTTGTTTGTAAAATAGAATCCATATATATTTAGCAAAGAAACTAATCAAATAATAGTTGCACTTTTTATCCAACAAACAATGCCTTTTCAAGGCAAGAGTTTTTATCGAGATCACGTGGATTGCGCATCACACTTTTACACAATAGTCTAAAAGTCATTTTGTATTCCTCCGCCGTATAAATTGAAGGGACTTGTACAATGTATAATATCCATTGCATCTTCAATGATTTGTAATTTTGAATCATCCGATGTATTTGGATGAATTAATATATTCAAATAATTCATATTTTTTAGATATTGAATTATTTTTTCTTTTTTTATTAATTCATCTCTTACATTTACGACATGTCGCTCATCATTTCCAGAAGAGAGTATTCCAGAAGAAGATCTATTTATACTATTATAAAAAATGAATGCCGATATTAATAGATTAAAACACATTATGATTCATATTTGATTTTTGCTTTTAGATACTTTTCGTACCACTTCTTTTTTGTCTGAATCGAGATTTTTCGATTCTGGTGTTTTTCACATTCTTCCGGACTATCGTAATACAAATGTTTCGCATATTTTGTTGTGGTTCCTAAACCTGTTGCATCAATCACTTTGAAATATAGATTTTCTTCTCCTGAACAAGAACGATATGGTTGAATATTTCCAGTTACGGCATTCCGGATATATGCATGATTTGAGGTGTTTGTCGCATAACAAACATACTTGAATTGTTCTCTTTTATTCAAACCATGAACCTTGTATTTTCCGTGATCGACGATTTTCAACACATCCTTGTTTTTTTTAGTCCGTGAATTGGTTGAACTAATTGTGGTATTATCCAGTGTGGAATCATCCATGGATTCCGCATATTCATCTTCGTAATACTCTTCTTGATACATCATACTACATCATTTCTCGGTTTTTTTTTATATCGTTTCGCAAAAATAAATTGCATGTACAATATATGAACCATTCTTTAAAACGCAATGTATTGAGTCATATAGGATCTCCTGTTAATGAGAACAAACCTTCATATCTTGATGAATTACACGAGGAAAAAGTCAAACCCATGCCTTCGCCTTCGCCTCAATCTTTGCCAGAGTCTACACCTCAATCTTCGGCCGATTCTTTGGCTTCGCCTCATTCTTTGGCTTCGCCTCATTCTTTGGCTTCGCCTCATTCTTTGGCAAAAGACATGGATCGCGATGCCGGATATATCGAAGCCCAAGATGCCTCTATTTTGCAAGAACACGACCATGAATCTCCAATGGGGGATCGCTATCATTATCTATCGGACAATATGTTGGAACAAAATTACGATTTCACGATACGACCAGAACCTTATAAAATCAAGATTTGTCTCTATAAGATGATTATACCCACCAGTTCCAATCCCCCTTTTCTCCAATTCTTGGTAAAACTCAACGAAGAATGGGATTTCCATCAATATGAATATATACCCGAAGAAATCGCCGGAAAATCAGACACTTCCGATTTTTTCATGGAAAAATTCAAAGAACAGTTGGTGAATATCATACCTCTATTTAGCGAAATTCACATGGATCGCATGTTGAAAGGCATCGTAGATTATCACGATATTATCCACCTATTTTTCGACATTACTACCATTTCCAATGGGAAAGAGGACGGTATGTGGGCATCCATTCACGAATTATACAATCTCCGTAAAATAGGCGATTCTGAAGTCGCACATTCGATCGAAGACCTGTTTTATCATAACGCATATTTACTCACCATAACAGGCGAAGATGGCCCCATCGAATACCCTTACATATTATTTCTATGTGACAAAACAGAAGGGTTTATAGGATCGAGTCTGGTCAATGTAGAACAAGGGGACTCTATACGTTTACCGAGAATAAAAGATGACCGATTCGGCGATTTCTTTTGGTTCTCATCGACACCTATACAACCGGGTGGTAGTCCCCGTAAATTTGCCGTTTTTATAGATGATGAAAATACACGATTTTTCAAGAAAGGTCAGATAGAAAGTGAAAGTGAAAACAAAGATGTTCAAGATTATTCTGCATTTTATTTTTACGAAGGAGATATCCAAATCTGGTGCATTAAATCGCGGATGGCTATTCTTTTTTGTTAGAGGCATTATTTGGTTCAATAAGAGGTGCATTTGAAGACACGTCTTCAATTAATGGATTTTCAATATCTACCGGAATATGATTATTTTGTAAAAGGATAGAATTATGGATTGCATTTAATTTTGCCTGAGTGATATTCTGGCTATCTGTTGTCATATACCAGTGATGGCGATACTGATTGGATGAAACCAGACTATCACATATATCCGGCTTCTTTATCGCCTCGAATTTTTCGTGTTTTTCCGTTCCGGGTTTTCCAGTAAATGTTTTCGTGAATTCATTTGTGATGGTAAGTGGAATAGAAGGCGAAGATTCCATGAGTCGATCATACTCTTGACGACTGAGTTTCAAGAAATGCCCCGCATCCATCCGTTCATTGGGGGCTTTTGAAAGTTCGATGCGAATATTACGCGCATATTTATCCCAGGCAATCGCCGATATTCGGTGAGATTCCTTAAGTTCTGAGATCTTCAAATATTGTTGTATAGTATTTAAAATGCCCACCATAATATTTACCGTTCCTATTATCATAGGTGCATATATCTGATAATTTTCGGGCAAACTTGATTGTGCAAACGAAGCGGTTCCTGTAATCGTGGATAAAATAATGGTGGGTATAGTAAAAAACGCATGCATAATAGATACACTGCGATGCGCACGTGTATTCAACCATTTGTAGCATTGGGCGATATCGCACCATTCTACCAAAATCAATTCATTTTCAACGGACCATTCTACATTTTTTGTAAATGTTTCCGTTGTAAAAGATCCATTGTCTCCATCTTTTTTGTCCATCTTCTTTATAGACTCTTTATATTTGTGCGACATCAAAAAATATGATTTTATATTATAGAAAGAAAAAAATGAATTCGATACTCGATTTGTCACATAGATAATTTGTATATTACACCCGTGATTTTTTTACGCAAAATTTCTATACTACAAAATACCACAAAAATTATAATGAATCGATAGAAGGCATTTTGTTATGGGACGAAATGACCGAATGTATCGGAGATACATTATTTTGACCCCATTCTATATTTGTTTTGGAATGGATTTGTTTTGCATTATTCTGCGAGTTGAATCTGCAATGGTATAGTTCTTTTTCTTGTTCGCATATTTCCACTCTCGCATCTAATGCGTCAGATCTCGAATAATGTTTGGGCATATTGTATGCATAATTCATTGTATACAATATAATACAGATTTTACATATATTTTGTATTAAATTCTGCGACGGATAAAATCGGAATTCCGTGTTTTTTGGCATATTCCGTTTTTGATGAAGTATCCCCTTTTTCTTTCACGACAAGTAAAAACGTATCTTTTGAAATCGTGTCTTGCAAAACCCCCCCATGAGATTGCACGTATTCAATGATGGATTTATCTCGGGTTTTTGTCATGATGACTTTTTTACCATGGAATGAATTCAGAGAATCCGCAATTTGTCCTATAGGATTATTCGTGGTTGTATTCTCTACAAGAGTTATCGGCAAACTTATCGGCAAGCTTATCGACAGTTTATCTTCCAACCCACATTCCTTCAAGAATTCCAAGATGAATGGGATAGATTCTATGAATTCTTTTCCAGAATTTTCGCCAATCCCATCCACTGTAGTTACCATACGAATCTTGTCTGCGATTGAATGGCGGGATACCAATATATCGGGATACTTTTCTAGAATAGGTGCTATTTTACGTTTACCTAGACCACGGCCTAGTTTCCCCGATGCCACCATAATATCCAAAAGTGTCGCTTTCCCGACTTTATCATGGATACTGTCATAAATCTTGTAGATCGTTTTTTCCTTGAATCCTTCGACGCGTTCAAAATCCTTTTTATTCGCCGATAAAATGGCGGGGATAGAACGGAACCCCGCGGTCATCATCCGTTTGATGTTCCCCGAAGAAAGCCCGTCCACTTCTAATGTCGTAAAGAAATTCGTGATATTTTTTTCCAAAACGGTGGCATCATTTGTAGCGTTTTCCAATACGATATCTACGTGTGTATCTGTCCATTTGTATGGGACATCTGGCATCTTGGCCATTTCTGCAGGCACTGTGACTGACTTGATATAGGGAATCACGTCCCCGGATCGTACCATAGTTACTATAGCACCCAATCCGATTTTATTTTCTTGGATGAATTTCCCATTGAAGCCTGTTGCATATTCGATACAAACTCCCGCCAATTGAATGGGTTCAATACGGACACGGGGTTTCAAATATCCGGCTTTACTGGGTGTCCATATCACGTCCACGACTTTGGCCTCTGCGACTTGGTCAGATAGAACCATTTTGAAGGCGAATGCATGTCGCGGATTTCCCGTGGCTCGTTCATATACATGATTCGAGGATACAATGACCCCGTCGATTTCGTACGCGTATTTTTCGCGCCATTCCACCAATCGTCCCGACAAGTATTCATTCGACAATTCATTCACGAGGACATGTTGCACCACATCTAGACCCTGGCGTTTGCAATATAGGATTTGTTCTGAAGGGGGCATCACGGGTCGAATAACTTCATATGTGACAAACCGGAGATCCACGATTTTTTCATCCACCGATTTTCGGTTAATCATGCCGGATACCATATTTCGTGCATTTGCAAATGCGGTCTTGTATTTCTCATTGAAAATGCATTTGGGTATAATAAATTCACCACGGATGGCTGTACCCGGTGGCAAAGACGCAAACCGGAGGGGCGCGATCAGATGCGATATATTTTGTCCTATATGACCATCCCCGCGGGTATACAAATGATGTTGTCCCTTTTCATCGCATGTATATAGACCACTCACTCCGTCTAATTTGCATGATAATACATAGGGCCCTTTGAACTCTTTTGTCCAATTTGCAAGGGCATTCGAATCCGGTTTTATTTTATCCATAGACGCCATTTCATAGGGAAGATTCACTTTATTTTTTCCTTGGATTTCTGCACCGACTGCGACGAGTCCCGTCGACCATTTTGTCCTATAGAAATCTTCTATAATATCATATTCGACGTCTGTTACGAAGGGGGTCGAATCCGCATTGTAATATGCGGATTTACATGTGCGGAGCATTTCTTCAATTGTGGATTTTGTCTGTTTTTCCAGAAATGGATATCCTTGGGCCTTGTAGTTTTCGATATCATCCATTGTTTTATTTTTCATGGGGGGATTTTTCTATATGATTTTTTAGGGATTGGTCCTATCGGATCGTCGTCTGATAGTCATCGCTAATATGCGGGGTAATAACAAAAGGTATTATACATACATATGCATTCATCTCTTTATAAACGGAATTCATCATACCATCAATCGTAAAACAGGATAATTGGTTTATATAAGGGATGGATACGATTCTATTGGACAAAGGAAAACATCTATCCTTGAGTATTTGCGCACCCTTGGGATGGATCATATAGGCCGATGTTCCAAAACAATGAACGAGTTTCGCAACTGTGGTATTTATTTTGGAATTTACAAAATTAGTTATATCTTCTTTCGTCATTTTGCGTTGTCCAAAAGTACAGTTGCATTGTTCATATACCGTATTATAATAGGAAAGCACAGAATCGAAATTATAGGACAATTGTAGGATTTCCCAATCTTTTGGCAATGTATTATTTACTATATTATTTACATGTTTTGTGAAATTGCGCGATACAATTGCGTCGTCTTCCATGATAATTATGGGTTTATCTAGTTCGATGCATTTTTCCCATAATTTCAAATGGGAAAGTGCACATCCAATCGCACCTTTTGTATAATTCGCTGATCCCCTTGTAAAGAATGCGGGATCCAATGGATCTGATAAAGTTGATCCGTCGATCGCATCAAAATATGTATATTTTGGAATATAAGCCGAATTGTGTTTATCGAACGCATCTCGACGATCTTGTGATCTTTTCAAACTAATGACAAATACTTCCATCCGGAATATATTCCTTCTTATTTATACTTTTTATACGAGAGAAAAAAGAAAGTTATCAAAAGTATAAATGGTTTGTCCTATAGATATTTATTCGGTACAATGAATGAAGGATCCTATAAGACATTTTCAAAATCGAAATTACAGTCTATAAATCTCGATTCGCAATATGGTTCACATTGGATTATGAATCTTGATAAAGTGCATCATAGTCAGGAATTGCGTCTATATCCCACGGGATGCGGATCTTACCGGCGGATCTTACCAGCGGACGCAAATACATTGCACTTCCCGCGGATAAAGTATTGACGGCGTACGAAAAACGACAGCATAATATTATCGGCGATGCATGAATCACATAGAATGATTCTATATGACAAAGAAAATGAAATACGTCTGATAATAACATAAATAATCCATTCTATTAGATATACAAAATGCAGGATTCACAAACGAAAAAAGGAACCCCGGTCGAAATGCCTCAGAATTTCATTAATGTGATTACCGATTTCACTACCGATCTTTCGACAACATTCCCCGAATATAATTATCTATGGGACAAATGGACGGATAAATCCGCAACTCTTCGCGAATATGAAGAATTATTCGAGTTTTGTATGAAGGCTTATCCAGAACGTTTTTTCGATATTTTGTATCAAAATGAAGAAATATTTCAACCTACAAGTGAGACAAATACCCTTTTTTTACCTATGGTGGAATTCAAGATGTTATTCCATTGTACCAATATTACTCCAACAATAAAGCAAACAATGTGGAAATATTTGCAATTGGTTTTAGTAACTGTATTATCTTGTGTAAAGAGCAAAACCGATTTTGGAGATTCTACTAATATATTTGAAGGAATCGATGAAATAGAATTGCAAACAAAATTAAATGAAACAATCCTTGGTTTAGGCGATTTCTTTAAACAATTCGATCATACGGAATCGAATCCGTTATCTAACGAAGGACCGAACGAAGGACCGAATAACGAAGGAGAAGAAGTGCCGAATCTAACTGATCCTGCAGATTTTGCAAAACAGTTTTTTGGTGAAGGATCTACTCGAGAGAATAGCGGGTCTTTTCCGAATCCCGATGATTTACATAGTCATATAAAGGGTCTATTTGACGGAAAAATCGGAAGTTTAGCAAAAGAATTGGCAGAAGAATTAACGGATGATTTAATGAAATCTTTTCAAGACGGTGATACACCAACGACAACAGAAGGTGTATTGAAAAGTCTCATGAAAAACCCTACAAAGATGCTGGGATTATTGAAAACCGTGAGTTCGAAATTGGACTCTAAAATGAAAAGTGGAGATATTTCTCAAGAAGAACTCATGAAAGAAGCGGGAGATCTTATAGGAAAAATGAAGGAAATGGGTGGTGGGGATAAGATGAATGACATGTTTAAAAATCTCATGAAAGGGATGGGTGCAAAAAAAGGAGCAAAATTCGACATGAATGCATTTACGCGAATGACTTCGAAAAGTAGTCATATAGATCGAATGAAGGCGAAACTCGAAGCGAAACGGCAAAATGGGATTATCGAACCCACTGATAAACCGAATAATTTTGTCTTTAAAGTTGCAGGGGATGAAGTGCAAGAAAAATCTGCGATACCTTCTTCTCCGATAGTGGATGATTGGTTAGATTCAGTCGTGCCTTCGGTCGTTCCTTCGGTCGTGCCTTTAAAGAAGAAGAAAAAGGGTAAATCGAAAAAATGAGTTTTTGGAATATGTTTGAATAGTCTATAAGATGGTGATGAAATTTATAAATATTCCCGTTTTTATTCTTAGTTTAGCGATTGGAATATTTTTGGTTTATATCTTTGTCCCCGAAGAACGAAAAATATACGTGTATCCCACCCCGGAAAATGTAGATAAAATACAATACAAGGATAAAACCGGAACGTGTTTTTCATTGAAACAAGAAAAAAAGAAAAAATGTCCAGCAGACGAAAGTTTGATTTCCAAAATTCCAATGCAACATTAAATACGTGAAAATTGAAATACTTTTTATTTTGAAAATAAAAAGTATTATATCAAAAATGGAATTTATCAACGAACAACAATCTAAGAGAATGACTTGCGCAGTTAACCAACTCGATTCCAAACAGGATTCGGTATTCGTTGGGAGACATATCGCAACGGGTCTTGATGAGGATATAGAAAATTTTGATTGGATGATCAATGCGGATGGACATGGCAGTTACTATACACACTTGGGTAAAACGCCAGATTATAGTTTTCAAACACAATTCGATGCGCTCGATAAAGATGAACTCGTTTCAGCAAAGGATCCACTTGTGTATATTGATGAAAAAATCAAATATGAGTCATATAGATACAATGTAGGGTCGACACTGCAAATTGTCCGCATCTTTGATCCCGTGGATGAAAAGAGACGTGTTGAATATTTCGGCATCGGCGATTCTGAAATGCGCATCTTTGAAAATAAAAAATTGGTTGTCGAGAATATTCCGCATAAAATCGATCTAGAAAAAGAACAAGCGCGAAATTCTGCGAGAAAAGACGGAATCAATCATGTCATGCAAAAAGGCGATTTCACACTATTCGTGAAAGCATCCAACATGATTTCGCTAGCACCTTCCAGTACAATCACATTTTTCAAAACATTGCCGAATGGGAGAATGCAGGATCTATGGCTTTCCATGTCTCAATCGGCGGGACATCATGGAATCACGGGATATGATCCTGAATTGCTAACCATGTATTTCTCAGTGAATAGTACACTTCAGATTGTCATTGGAAGCGATGGAGTATTTGATGTCATGAATCATGAAGTGGAAGAGGATTATAATATTCTGTGCAATTCTCAAACCGCGGACGAAATCGTCGATTTTGCAACTAGTCGATGGAAACAGGATTGGCACAATGTCAACTATGATACGTGCGAATATATCAATCCTTCGAGAAAAACAATGAAAATTACGGGGGGGTATGACGATGTTTCCGCGTGTGTTTATCATATAGAACCTCTATTTGACAAAACTACAAAGAGTGAGCCTGAGCCTATCATTGATGAAAATCTGTGAATATCCGTGTTTGTGACTATTTGGAATAGAGATTCTATATGACAAATGCATGGATCTTATAGATCATTTTGAAAGAAAAACAAAAAATAGAAAAAGAACAAGAAAAAACAAAAAATAAAAACAAGAAAAACAAAAAAATAGATAGAAACGAGAAAAACAAGAAAAACAAAAAAATAGATAGAAACAAGAAAAACAAAAAAATAGATAGAAACGAGAAAAACAAAAAAATAGAAAAAGGCAAAAGCCTTTTTTTTACAAAAATCAACAAATATATATAATCCTATAAGATTATATATATGCGCTTCATGATGGACTCGAACCATCGACCTCCAGGTTAACAGCCTGATGCACTACCGACTATGCTAATGAAGCAGGATAGCAAGTACTAGTTTCGATCTAGTGGTTTTCTGGTTATGAGCCAGACGGGTTTCCTCTTCCCCAACTTGCTAATTACAAACTAATATTTTTTTTATTTACATCATTATTGGTGCGTTTATCAATTTATTATTTATCCATAATAATTGTTTATAATAATTTTTATACGATTAAATATTTTTTGTAATAAATGCTAGTATCCATTTCAAAAATCATTTTTTTTGAAATTTGCTGTGGAATACTTTAATACTTACTATCGGCACTTTTTTATGAAATTCGCTAGTATCCATTTCAAAAATCATTTTTTTTTAAAAATTGCTGTGGGATACTTTATTTTATAAGGCCGTCGGGACACCAATGCTAGTATCCATTTTTAATAATTGTTTTTTAAAATTTGCTGTGGGATACTTTATTTTATGAATGCTAGTATCCATTTTAAAATCATTTTTTTAAAATTTGCTGTAGGATACTTTTATATGACTAAATGTCAAGATGCACTATATGAGGTTCGAACTCATGACCTTTGGCTAACTTTCTTAGTGAAACATAAGACCAATGCTCTAACCAACTGAGCTAAAAGTGCATTTGCTAGATTCTTTTTTACATCGCTCTAACCACTGAGCTAAAAATGCAGAAAGTGCATTTTCTTGGATTTGAACCAAGGCTCTACGTCTAATAATACAATTTTTTATTGAAATTTGCTGTATGAATCTACTCCTCCACATTATACTATATGATTTGCTCTTTATATTATTTCTATGAAATATTCTATTATATCAATATATATGAATTTCAAAAGATTATTAAATACGGAAATAGGCCGGGTATTTATTTCTATATTACTCGGTCTTGGATTAGCCACACTTTTCCGCAAAGTATGCAACGATCGCGACTGTATTGTATTCCATGGTCCGGTGATTACAGAAATCGATGGTAAAAACTTTAAATACGGGGAAGATTGTTATCAATATACAATGCAACCCGATAAATGTGATTCGAAAAAACGCGTCATTGAGATTTCTTCTAAAGAAGAAGAAATCCAAAAAGGATTATTAGGATAATTCGTTTTTAAAATCAAACCCATGTATTGTCCTATAGTATAATTCATGGATTCCATCAAAACTACCCGAATTGCGGATCTCCCTGATCCTTTCACCAGCAATACATTTCAACCTTCTATGAGACAAGATGACATGTCTTCGATGAATCTCCACCCTAACCCGTATGGAATACCACCACAAATGAATGCAAATATGCCAATGCCCGTGGCACAGCCCCCTTCTCAAAATCAATCGCAACCTTTTCCACCGCCAGTATCTTTAGGCTCTTCTCCACAACCGCCAACATTGACTCCGGATCAATTGGCCATGATGCATCAAATGCCCCAACAGCATCTACCTTCGCGAGATATTCCTATAGATACAACCCAATATTCACAGGATATGGCGACAACCCCGAATTATATTCCTAGACCCCAACGCACGGATGATTATATTCAAGACTACGAAAGAACGACCAATAAAAAAATGCGTCAATATGAAATCGAAAAAGAAATCGACGCATCGAATGATCATCTATTTGACAGATTCCAGAAACCCATTATGGTGGCCATTCTTTTCTTGATTTATAGTCTTCCTATTATAAACACAATGGTCTTTAAACGCCTCACCTTTTTACCCATATTTTCAGAAGATGGAAATATGAATATCTATGGATTAATACTCAAAAGTGCTTTTTTTGGATGCACATTTTGGTCGTTGGAAAATGGGATGCGATATTTAAGCGAGATCTAAAAGAATTATATCTATATGATAAAAATGTTTTGTCATATAGTAATTGTAATGATGATTATTTGAACTATTTTATAATTATATTGTATATAGGCATTATAATGAAAATAGTAATAAATTCGCATACCAAAAGTAATATCGCATTGAACCATTTATTGGAAAGCATGAAATTGTACGAAGAATATAATGAATTCGAAATAATTATAGTAATTGGAGGATATTACAATGAAGATGGTTATAAAATACTACAAAAAGACAATATTACATATATTCACTCTTATCATAATAGTATAGATTTTACAGGATTAATCACGTTGGTTGAATTGTACAATGATAATATAAATGAATATTATTTATATTTACACGATACTTGCAAAATTGGTAAAGACTTTTATCAAAAGTTGAAATCCATTGATTTGACAAATGTATCCTCTATAAAAATAAATAAACGATTTTCAATGAATATGGGTGTGTATTCTCAAAAAATAATCAACCATTTTAGAGATTTTTTATTATCAAAAAAAAATGTCAATGAACATGATTGCATGACATTCAAAACCATCGATTATGCCGAAGATTATATTTTTAGAAATGATGATAATAATCGCGTATTGGATAATTATGATGATTGGAATTATACCGGTCCTGTTGATTATTATAATACTGGAACTATGCGTATTATTGAATATTACCCCAATCTTGATTTTTATAAGATGAAAGCAAATTGGGGTAAGGGAAATTGGACATTGGAAAATTAACGGTTACTATAGTACAGGTCTAATATTCCGCTTTTTCCTTCATTTCCCGCCATTTTATAAATTCGCGTTGACACAAGTCGCGACCACATTCTTTGCATTCAATTGTGCGCTCATCGACGGGTTTTGCCAATTCGTCATATATGAAATCATCCGCGAATCCGATTGCGGCGGCATCTTTCCGGGTATTTCCATAATATATTTTGGAAATACGCGCCCAATAAATCGCACCCAGACACATAGGACATGGTTCACAAGTTGTGTATATGACACAACCCGATAAATCATGCGTTTCTAAATTGCGACATGCATTTTGTATCGCGACTACTTCGGCATGTAATATAGGATCATTCAAAATACGTACATGATTATGTCCCTCACCTACAATTGCGCCATCTTTTACCACAATGGCGCCAAATGGCCCACCACCCTTTTCAATGCTTTTATTTGCTAATTCCGAGGCTTTTGTCATATAGAATTCGTTTGTTGGAATATCCATATGGGATCATTGTCTGGGACTTTTTATATTATTCCATCAAGATATAGTTACCAGGATCATTTGTTCCGAGAATACGTGAAAATCCATATCGATAAGTTCGACATGCCATTTTATCGGGATTGAATAGGATGATTTCTAATAGTCGATTCTCGATTTCTGGCCCAAACCCGTCGAACCCATCATAGGTCGTATCTTCGGTTGCAGATACTATATGACAGTGCGGATTGATTCGAATAAGAGTATTCATGATCATTTCTATAGACGACATTTTACATGAGATACGTATAATCATATAAAATCAATCAATTTTTATTTTGGTTGAAACTAGAATGTTTCGATTGTTTGTCTTGAATGCGAGACTAGAGACAAAATTGTATTTATAGAAAGTAATAGGCGGTAGATAAATCTTGTCGTATGTTTCTTTCATGACAACTTTTCCAAGAGAATATTTTTCATAGAATTCTTTATTTTTGCTAAAATGATCCGGTTTATAAATCGCGATTTCTTTTATTTGAGGATGTATTGTCACTAAAAACGCGGGGTTTGATTTCTTTCCTACGAAAAATTCCATATGATTTTAATATAAGAAATTATTTGTTTTACGTTTGAATAATTTTCTATAAGACATTCCTTGATTTTTACGTTTAGTGCGTTTTTTCGGTTTTTTTCGTTTTTCTGGTTTCATAAGGATGTCTTTGTTTGTTTCGACTATAGGATTTTGTAGAGGGGGTTGTTGTAGAGAGGGTGTTTGCATGGGCTGTTGTTGCATTGGCGATTGCATAAGTTGTTGTAGATTCTTTGAATATTTCAAACTTTTGATTTTGGGTAAAAGCGAAAGACGTTTACTCGTTTGCACAATTTCTTCTATTGGTTTTTTTGGATTCCCATTTTTGTCTAATCCTGGATTATATTTCAAAAACCATTCTTCGTATTCTTTTGTTTCTCTTTTATCTGCCAATTTCTGAAACATTTCCGTTTTTTCCGCTCGAATATCTTCCAAAGAGGGTTGTTTCCCATAACATTTTATGCTAAATCTCTTGAGAATACCTTTTTGTTCCAACCGATTCCGTTGTTCGATTTCGAAAAGCATCTTGGACATGCACATAATTCGATCTTTTGTATAATAAGGTTTATTTGCATATATGAATGCCAAATAAAAACTCAGCATTGTATCAATCGTAGCTATATTGACTTCTTTTTTATCCATTTCAATGGTATTATAGTTATGACATGCAATCGGTTTATAAATAAATGCAATCGGCGTTTTATTCACTTGGATCTCGATATGCATTGGTATAATTTCGCCAATTGCAGAATGCGCAATTGTCTCTATATTACGTATTCCATTTGCCAATAATTTCTCTTTTGTGATAAGTGCACATTTATCGACATCTTCCGATAATACATCAAAATCCGGACTATGTTTTTTGTGGCTTTTCTTACCCCGTGTCATATAGGTATTTGAATAAAGGGACGTGGCATATCCCCCGAAAAAAATGACGCCTTGTTCCACGAACGAATCTCGGACACATAGATAAATCTTTTCTTGTAATTTATCTGACATGTCGAGTTTTCTCTGGAAATCGATGCGACTACACTGAAAGGGGACTTTGAGAGGATAATGATCGTTTAGGAGAGTGAGTCTTTTCAATACTTTTTCCCAACGCGATACATCCCCCGCGGGACGCGATAATTCTAAATACATTGCCATGCGCAAATAATCGGGGGGTGCATATTTGATACCGGCGATCGTGATGACTTCTTTCTGTAAATTTTCATATATGACTTGGTTCAATTGGGTGATATCGGCCATTGGAATGAAATTGACATAGACTTTGAATGTACCTTGATGCATTCCCGCTTTGGCTTCCACTTCCATATATCCCGAATTATAATAAATATCGGCGAGTTCTTTTGCGTCTTCGAGTGCATTTGCGGAAAAGAAATCATAATCGGGGATTTCTACATCCCGATTATAGAATTGCGCATATTTAGGAAGAATGTTATTGATTGCGGTTCCTCCATAACAAATGAGTTTTTTCTGGATGAGAAAATTCTCTAAAATGACAATCATGCGTTTCACATCTTCACTGTTGGCGATTTTTGTTCCCATAACTTTTTCCGTTTCATCCACGGCATTACGCAAAATGGCAAGTTCGCATTCTTGGAAAGTCATTTTATCATCGCATAATTCCGTATTGTATTTCTTTTTACGCGTTGTCATTTATATACATTGATATTTTTCTATAGGACTCCTTTTACCAAATTTGATATACTAGATATAATAGAAGATTCTTCTTTTGGTGGTTCAGATACTAAAGGTGCTTTTATCGCTTTTTCTTTTGGTACTTTGATTACCTTTGATACTTTTTCCTTTGGTACTTTTTTTGTTTGCATTTTGCGATATTTGATTCGATACTTTTCTACACATTTTTTACGTTTTTCCATCATTTCTTGTATTTCTTCTATAGAAACGTGCTTCTTTTTTGTTGCGGAGGTTTGATCCGATGTTTTTTTGATGCATCGCGTTTTATCTTTTTTATCTGGTGCAAATCCTTTCTTGCATCTTTCCTTGATGTTTTTTTTGATATAATATTCGGGTGAATTCAAGATTTCATCAATATATTTTTTTGTTTTTTTAGGGTTGGTTTTCTTTAAAACTTTTTCAATTGGTCTTATAGGACTACTTATTTCACGGTTTGGTCCTATCGGACTACTCACCTGACGGTTTGGTCCTATTGGACTACTTATTTCACGGTTTGGTCCTATCGGACTACTCACCTGACGGTTTGGTCCTATCGGACTACTCACCTGACGGTTTGGTCCTATCGGACTACCTTCTACAGATCCTATAGGACCTATAGTACTATCTGCATAAATTATTGATGAAACGGACGATTGAAATGCCTCACGCATGTATTCCGCAGTTAGAGCCATCCGTGCAAATTCGCATGATCGTTCTGCAATTGCCTGGCATTCTTTATCGTGCATTTTACACCATAATAAACGTTTTGCCAAATCCGAAAGATCCGCTTCGACTTCTATATAGTCTTCACCCGGTGTCAAGAGATGATCAAACCACGATGTATACGCGCTTTTCACACGTAGAATGAGTGACCCAGTTGCCATGATGGAAAGTAGCCGATAGGCATTGACATTTCCATCCACATGGATAATATACTTGTATCGGCTTTGTTCCACATACCCCAATCTTTCTATAGGACGAATACCGGTGTTCATCATGCCTAATCCATGTATAGGATCAAATCGAATCGAATTAGAATCAATCGTGTTTTTATCCCCCACAATGCCCACGTCCAAATTCGAATTTTTCATGGTTGCTAGTTTTATACGTTGATTTGTTTGTATTGTATATCCACATCCACTCGGACCACCTCTAAATACGGCTTTCCCAATCGTTTTTTTAGACCATTCCGTTTCGAAATCGGCAATATTGTAAGATGCTTTTCCTAAAATATAGGAAACATCATCATAATTCGGAATGGGAATATCGTGATATTGGACATTTCCCGAAAGACTGAAAATAGGGAGAAATAAGGCATCTCTGTATTCGGGTTCTAACTCTGGCATTTTGTTCTTTCGATAAATGGGAAATGGATATGCTCCATCTCTACGTAAAATATTTGCATCTGTTAAATTCATCACATAGACACCTTGTGGTAAAACCATTTTTTGGAAAAAAGTCTCGTATTCGCTCGATGTCGTGGCGTCACCTTTGATCTTTTTCACGATGCATTGTAATATACGCAATTTATTGGATATGCCCCCTTCTTTGTCTGTGATGAAATCCCGGATGGTTTTTCGCTGTTTTTCGGTAATGGTGGAATTTTCCGCGATACTGGCCAGTTCCGATTCCAAAACGATTTTGAAATCTTGCGAAATGGTTGTGGATTCTAATTTCACTAAAGTCGACGTTTTCCCATTCGAACAAAGCAAATAACAGGAATGATGCAATTTGTCAAATAGATAGTTTAGCGTGGTTATCAACGCACGTTCCGACATTTCCCATGGACCCTCTGTATCCGGTGGGACAAATGCGGTTTGTAAAATAGGTACAGATGTAGTGTTATCGGACAATTGAATGAATGGTTTGCAGAATTTCATTGCATCTTTTATCGATTTTATAATTTTCATTTATATTTACTATAGAATAAAACCAAACGTTGATTCACATGGATCTACCATCCCATTTTCGTGTAGTTGGCAAATATTCCAATTCGAGAAATGACGTAAAGAATATTACCTATATTACCTATATTACCTATATTACTCATATGATTGAAAAAGCAATTCAATTCTTTGCCAATTTTTGGAAGAAGGATAAAAAGATTCTGGGGCGATGGAATCTGGATGCATGTCATGTAAAGATCGGGAAAAAAGTGGATTATTCAAATCATGATCACTGTGGTCCTTGTGGCCTTGTACCTATAGAAAAACCTTGTATAAATGTCTCGGCACCTCCAAAAATTTCGGAGAATAATATAAAGGATGGAAACCATTAGTCATATAGGTGATATTTTGCGATTCCCCTCTTTGGGCTCATGATATTTTATTTTTATCAGATACAAGACAAAAATGAAATCGAATGGATATTGTATATTTTCGCGATTGGAGGATTTCTATTGGACATTGTCTTTACTGTGATTTTTATAAAGAATATAGGGATATTCTAAAAAGAGGCATATTGTTTTTTATACCATGTCAAATATTTATACAATTTTCCTATAGGAACAATTCCGCGTTTTTGTTTTGTAAACATGGTTTCGTATTTGATCAATTCTGTGTCATTGATCCAATACATCATTGGCATTACATTCTCTGTATTATATGTGGTTGATAATGCCATCATATTTTTCGTCATGATTGAGTTTGCTTGTATAGGAAGAACTTGACCAAAATTCGGATTGATTACATCATTTCCTGAATTTCCGTCATTTTGATTGATTTGCATAGGAGTTTGCAGATTGGTTTGCATGGTATCATAATTGACTGTAATCATTGTATTCGGAGTAACACTTGGATCGCCCCAATTGTTCATATTCATGTAATTTGCGAGAATGTATTTAACCCTTTTTACATATTTCACGTTTTGGTAATCGGGGGATAATTGATTGTTTATAATAAAAATCACTTGTTTGTATAATTGATCGATGGGGGTATCGCTATCTACTTTTCCTTGATATAGTTGACTCGTGAGGAAATTTTCCATGATGGCTTCGGCGACATTTTCATAGAAAATGCCTTTTTTAGATTCATCTGTACAATTCAAATTTAATTGAATAAAGAGGGGATCGTTTCTATTTGGAACACTACTAAATGCATTTTGCGAGATAAAAGAACATACATTTCCAAATGAAATTTTTGTATATGTAGGGGATGATTCTGCCGGTGTAACCGAATCTGTATTCACACCATAACTCAATACAGCGGTTTTGCTGGTTGAATTGGGCGATAAAGTGGTCGAAGGAAAATCGTAAAAAAGATCAAAATCGATGAAGCGACATCCACGTTCCAATACATATTTTATCATATCAATCGAAACATCGGATCCATTGTATGCAGTCTTATAGGACGATTTAATGCAAAATTGCTTTAATTGTAATGCAAGTGGGGGATTATTGTATCCATGTTTTGAATCCATATTATTCGTATTCAAATTCGTAATCGTCAATTCCGTTTTATTTTCTGTTTGTAATGCGGATACAATGGAATCGGTGAATCCTTCCATTTGCACATTCGATTTATTCAAATCGGCAATTTCTTTCAGTATGACTAACCGGCGATTATATAGACGATATAATATATAAGACGCCATCAAAATAACAATTAAAATGACGAGTTTTTTATAGAAATACATTTATATATAAAGTTAAAATAAAGAAAATAAAGTATAATATATATTCAAATGGCAGGAGGATTGCTAAATATCATTGCAAATGGTAATAATAATCTGATATTGACTGGAAATCCATCAAAAACATTCTTCAAAGTCACTTATTCAAAATATACAAATTTTGGGCTTCAGAAATTCCGGTTGGATTTTGATGGATCGCGCAGTTTGCGATTGAGTGAACCCACTACATTCACATTCAAAGTGAAACGGTATGCGGATCTTTTAATGGATACATATCTTGTTTTGAATATACCAAATATATGGAGTCCTTTTATGAATCCCGTGGAAGAGACCAATTGGGCATGGTCACCTTATGAATTCAAATGGATCCCCGATTTAGGTACTCAGATCGTCGAAGAAGTATTAATCACATGTGGATCGCTCACTCTTCAGCGATATTCGGGGCAATACCTGAAGGCGATGGTAGAGCGCGATTTTAGTGTAGAAAAAAAGGATCTTTTTAATCGCATGACTGGCAATTTACAAGAATTGTATGATCCTGCAAATGCATTTTCAAGATTGAATATTTACCCCAATGCGTATTATACGAGCAATTTAGCCGGGGCAGAACCATCTATTCGTGGACGAACGCTTTATATTCCCATCAATACGTGGTTTACAATGGATAGTCGATGCGCATTTCCCCTCGTTGCATTGCAATATAATGAACTCGTCATCACAGTCACGTTACGTCCTATACAAGATCTATTCATTGTGAGAGATGTATATGACTATGCAAATAATTTCCCGTATCAAAAAGCGGATTTCAATTTACAGCAATTCAAAATGTACCAGTTTTTGCAAACACCACCGAGCGAAAATATCATCATCCCTGCGAATGCATATGAAAATAAAAATACTACATGGAATGCGGATGTTCATCTCATCTCCACGTATTGTTTTTTATCGAATGAAGAATCTGCACTTTTCGCGGCAGAAGATCAAGTATATTTAGTAAAAGACGTATTTGAATATAATTTCTATAATATAACCGGGACAATGAGACTGCCTCTCACTTCCAATGGAATGATTGCGAGTTGGATGTGGTTTCTACAGCGCAATGATGTGAATATGCGCAATGAATGGGGGAATTACACGAATTGGCCGTATAATACAATTCCAGGACAAATCATGATATCCCCTTTTAATCAAGGAGAAATTCCGCCAAATAATATCCCCAATGAGGTTACAGTCGGTGTTACCAATTTAGGATATGGACCTCAATACAATCCGGATGGCACAAACACAGGATTTTATTATACAGGTAACTATGCCGATTATAATATAAAAGAAATTCTCGTGTCTATGGGAATTATTCTGAATGGAGAATACCGCGAAAACATTCTGGAAAGTGGCATTTACAATTACGTGGAAAAATATACGCGTACTCAAGGATCCGCAGTAGATTATCTCTATTGTTATAATTTCTGCTTGAATACGAACCCATTTGAATATCAACCCTCTGGTGCAATCAATTTAAGCAAATTCCGGACCATTGAATTGGAAGTGACGACGATTGTGCCCCCTATCGACCCAGGCAATTCCCTTTTCAATATCATATGTGACACAAACGGAAATGCAATTGGCGTAACAAAATCTAATTGGAAATTGAATTATTACAATTATAACATGACACTTTTCGAAGAACGATACAATATTCTTACTTTTGTTGGAGGCAACTGCGGAATGTTATATTCGAGATAATATTGTCATATAGTATTCTATATTATATGACATCGTGGAAGAAAAAGACGGATCAGTCTGAAATACCCGTATCATCATTCTCCATGCCGATCCAAACCACGGAATTTTTTGAAACTCTTTATCCCATTTCCCCTCCATCGTCGGTTCCATCAAAATACGATAAAGATCCTATAAAAGAAGGATTTGAAATATTCGACGACAATTATTTTAAAAATTGCTATAATTGGCTAGATAAGTTAGGAGGCGAATTGAATTCTTTGGGGATTGTCAGTGGGTATCGTGAATTGGTGAAATATTTGACTTGTCCGATTTATTCATTTGATGCTTTACTATTAAACTATATATACCATATAATAAGATATGTCTATTTGGCATATTGCGAATCACGCGGATTAGAATCATTTGTTGAATCGATTGATTCTTATGACCAAGAAGAGAACAATGTTCCGGATCTTTCGCCTTCAGATCCTTTACCTTCAGATTCTCCTGCACTATCTCTTTATGCAACATCTTCCAATAAAGGCTTTGATAAATTGACCCCTTCACAGCAACAATCCGTAAATTCTATTATTTCGAATCATTTAGATTGGATTATACAAAACAATGATCCAAACGATGTATTTACACAAAATATAGTCAATGTGATTATTCAAACATATTTTGTAAATTATAATCAATATATTAAATCGCAAGATTCTAACGTATTAATTGAGTTTGACATGTTTTTTAATATGCAATTGTCCGATCCAGGAATTATTAATGATATTAAGAATCAAGCAATTGCATTGAATCCACCACAAAGCTTAATGCCAGAACAAGAAAATCCAGAAAATCCAGAAAATCCAGAAGAACCTGATAATTCGGGAAAAGGATGTTTTTCGAAATTGAATCGGCGTAAAAAAGAATTTATCAAATATGCAAAAATCATACGTGATGAAATTTATACTATTTTACAAATACCCATCATGATTTTTGTTGTGTACAATATATTTTTCGTGTTCTTTTTCATTAATGAATATGACCGACCCGAAATTTATTTCCCTAATATACATTTGAATTACTGGTTAAAAAAGTTTTCTAGTATGAGCAAATCCATTGAAAAAGAATACAATTATGTTTTGAAAAATGGGTATGGTGGAGTAGAAGATCTACATCAAGAAACTGCAGAAGAAAAAGAATTTGCAGAAGACCAAAAACCTGCAGAAGACCCACCCAAAATAACAAGTCCTGCTGAAAAATTTTATCAAATGACAATGAAACTTGTATTTAGTGGCTTAGATACACGAACTTTTTTACATACAGGGTTAGATTTCGTATTTGAAATTTTTTGGAAACCATATATAAGTATTCACGGTTTACTAGAATCCTATAGGAATACATTTGCAAATAACTATGAATATTACGAGTTAAAAAAATATACATGGGCTCTATTTTATCTAGTATTGATGACGGTTTTATTCTTTTTCAATTATGTTCATAGACAGATAGTGACTATTGCAGAAATGATTGAAACTATTATTAGTGGAAAATCTGTATATGATTTTGTAGTAAATTCGGCGTTTTATACCATATTATATTCTTATTGTTCATATGTAATTGTTGTTGCATTTACTGCATATTTAATAAAGACATTTACAATTGATTTGTATACGGCATCATCATTAGCCGCACCATTTCCATTTAGTTTATTGTATTGGATCGGAAAAAAGTTCTTTACCGTTGTTTTTCGATTGATTTGCGTCATTCTCTTGATGACGCCTTCTGCTGTTCTTTGCGTATTGTATTGTCTAGCATTATTTATTGGTGCTATGCGATATTTTAGTGTAAGAGGCAATGTATGGTCATCGATGAAGGCAATTAATAAAGTGGTTTATACGAGTATATTTCAGAATACGAAAAAACCGTCATCGGAAGATCCGGAAAATCTGCATAATTGGGATCCAAAATCAGAAGAAGAGTTACCAAGCGAACCGATCGATGCATTTAAAATTATTTATGAATTATTATTGATGGTACCTAAATATCAGTTTGTTTATTTGATGGAACTCCCTATTTTGATGATTCTAATAACTGGTATTTCAACGTATGAAAAATCCATTAGTGATCCAAAAGCAAAAGAGATTTTGATTATTATAAATACTTTAGCCATATTTATTTTGCTTTTTTTCATGTGGAATAAAGGTTTTAAAGCGGATCATAAAGGATATAGCTTGCTGGGGTCTTGGAAAAAACTCGAGATTTTTCGCATATTTTCTGGGTTTATTAATTTTTTTAAAATTAACATGTATGATACAAAAAGTACGTTGGAGGAAATTTACGGACTATAAATGATACATAAGGAGGAAATTTACGGACTATAAATGATAGATAGAAAGAATAATAGTATAAAGTATTCTATTATAATATAATACTTTATTAAAATGACATCAAATTTGGCATTAACTATAGGATTAAACCAGATTCTCCATGATCGACGCGGATATGAAAAATATGTCGGATTTGTAATGCCGTATCTTGATGAATCTCTAACTTCAGAATCACAAAAATCAGTAAGTATTTCAGATATAAAATTAGATTTAGAAATTGACAATCATACTTGCGTAGTTGCAAGTAAATATATTGAAAGCGTGAAATGTTTATCCGAAATTGATTTGGATTTTACTCGTGAGTATGATGGAAATCCTATATACCATAAACGTAAATTATCATATACACCAGATAAACGTAAATTATCATATACACCAGATTATATTAGTACTGAAAATGAAGATGAATCTTCTATATCTCCTGGATTTTATATTGATGAAAAAAAAACAGATTATACTAGTATTGAAGAAATTCAAGCTATTGAAGAAACAACTATAACTAGTATTAGTGAATCTACACAAAATAGAATGCATCTTTATGTTGTAAACAAGACCCCAACAGAGGGTAGTACAAATAATATATCATCAGATAGCAAATCTATAAGTTGGGGAATAGGTGAATTGTTTAAACCAGATTCTATCAAGACAATATCAGTGTCTCCCTCTATAGAATGGGAAAAAATCACTGGATTGTTTCAGCCAGATTCCAAATTACAAGACATTTTATTACAAACTGCAATATTATGCAATACAATATCAACATATAGTAATGCAAATATTGCATTTAAATATTCTGGTAATACTACTCATACTGTTGTTCCTGATGATACTAATATTGTAAACGATATTATTACAGATTATACAAACTTGATAAATAAAGATACTATAAGCCTATTTTTTGAACAAGATAATGATGGTATTACCCCATTACATTTATTCTCTTCATGTTCGATTGATGGTGCATCGAAAAAAGTTTCCGACGCATATCAAAGTGCTTTATTACATATTTTAACAACTGCACATTCAGCAGACGTTTTAAAACAAGATTCATACGGAAATACATTTTTACACAATTTATTTTCCGTAAATCCTTCATTTTGTAAATATTATGTTGAATCTTCTTATGGTAGTAGTGGTAATGAAGATACTATTAATAATGAACATACTCTTAATAATGAACATACTATTAATAACGAATTAATTAAGATAATCTCGAATAATTCTTTATTTAAAATCAAAAATAATAATGGGTTAACACCTTTTTTATCTCCAGTTGTATCTTTTCATAATAGGTGGGTTGAACATGCACGAGATAGTAGAGAATACCGAAATAGTAATACAAGATGGATTATAGCATTATTATGTGATGCTCTCGAAAACAATGAAGATAACAAAAAAGACATATTGGTTTTGAAAGGTAATTATAATAATAATGAAATACAAAATATCATAGACAATACGAGGAAAAACTTACCCACCATAAGACATGATAACAATGCCGGATATTGTGAAAACTATACTTTATGGATGCCTTCACAATCTGACATTAAAACTATAGTAAATACTACTTCTTTATTTCCTCTATATATACGAGGATGTATCTTTAAAGGTGTTCCAACCGAACAAAAATCGGATTATACAATCTCCAATACAGAAGTTGATACTAGTAATATGCAAGGCCCGATAAGTACTATAGATAATACAACAATAAATAGTACCGCAAAATTAATGGAAAAGTGCATGCAAACATTTAAAAATACTAATGCAGTACTCGCATTATCTAAAATATTCACAAGTATTAAAAATAAAGATGAACCCTTACCATCAAAACAAGAATACGAGAAATTAGACAAAGACAGAAAGGCGGAATTTGTATTTGTTATAAATAATAACCGGGAATCAGGATACGAGATCGAATTATTTATATCGGGTTAATACAAATAATGAATATAGTAGCAAAGGCAATCGCCCTCATTTTAATCGTCGCAAGTCTTCTATATGACATACGCATCGGAATTGCATGTTTATTCGTAGTTGTTCTTCTATTCAAATTCAAACAAGATATGAAAGGATTCATCATCAATCTCGATAAAAATCCAGAAAGATTGAACCACACACTAAACGAATGTGTAAAATCCGGACTTTCGAATCATATTACCGTCGAACGATTCCCTGCAATTAATGGAAAAACGGTCGATTTAGAAGATTGGATTACACCGGATGCAATGAATGAAATCCACAATGTAGAAAAGATGAAATATCGAACACATCATTATCAACTCACTCGCGGAGGAGTTGGATGTTTTCTCAGTCATTACCAACTTGCCAAAAATCTCATAGAAGATCCTCTATATGACTATTATCTCATATTAGAAGACGATATCACGATCGAACCCCATATATACGACTATATTACACAATCGATACATGAAGCCCCCACAGACTGGGATATCCTATTATTCTCTTGGATCAGACTAAGACCCTCCAAAAATCCCATAGAAAATCCCTTTTTCAAAAAACTCGATTCATTCTGGGGAATGCAATGCTATGTGATCAACACAAAAGGTGCGACTCAGTTGGTGGAGGAAGTTGAAACAACAAAAATCGATGGTCAGATAGATTCTTATTTATCGCGCATGGCACAACAGAAAAAACTCGAGATATATGCATTCAAAACAAAACTGGCGTATAGTGATAGTGCAACAACCGATATACAAATCCCCATTATTAGCAATAAAAATATCGACCCTTTTGAATATAGGGGATATGCAATGTAAAATATCTATATAATAAAATGAAGCATGGATGGTTCATTTTATTCGCCATTACAATCCTCTTTATTGCATTGTTTTCACAGGTAGGTCATATAGAATCATTTGAATCCAGAGATTCCATCGATTTCTATGTGATTTCCATGCAGAATAAACAAGACCGAGTCGATAATATTGCCAAACAGCAAGCAAAAATGCATTCGAAGTCGATCGAAATCGTGAGCGCCGTGAATGGGAATGAAATCACGGAAGACGAATTCCGGAAAATGCATGAAGACGGTATCATTTCAAAAGATCTATATGACAATGCTAAAAAAAGTCGTTTGGGAAAAGGGGTCATTGGATGCTATTTGAGCCATCGAAAGATTTATGAAATGAAGCATTCTGCAAACACTAAATATACGGTGATTTTCGAAGACGATTTCGAAATAGGGCATGATTTTGAAAGCAAATTATCCAAGATTTTGGAGCGTGTTTCTTCAATGGATTTCGACTATTTACATTTGACGAATTTGAATGAGAATCATGGACAACATGTTGTGGATAATATTTATCATATGGATAATGCGAATACATTGTATGGGACACAAGGCTATTTGATTAACAATGCGAATATTGATCGGATATTGGAATATACGAAATTTGTAGATCGTCCTATAGATAATCAAATCCAGGATCAGGGAAGATTAGGAAATCTCCGGGTATTCACTATTTGGCCACTGATGGTTCGACATAATCCGCAAAATGGAAGTACATTAGAAGGAATTTTGTAAGAACTTTTCTACATTGTCTGTATCATAATAAGAATAATGCATTTTCTAATATCAATATATAAATGAAAAAATATGTATTGTTAGGAATATTAATTATTGTATTATTCATATCTATTATTTATCCTCTATATGAAGGATTTGATAATAATCATATAGAATTAGTTGTTGCGCGTTATAATGAAGATTTGGAATGGTTGAAAGAAGAACCGTTTAATCAATATCCAGTTATCATTTACAATAAAGGTAAAAATGATGATTTTTATAAACCCCTTTTATTAGAAAAAACTGTCAATTTACCAAATGTAGGAAGAGAGTCACATACGTATTTATATCATATAATTGATAACTATGATAAATTGGCAAACCATACGGTATTTCTTCCTGGATCAACAGAATTGCCAAATAAATATGAAAGAGCAAAAAATGTAATTTATTCCGCAAAAGATACTAATCGCACGACATTAGCTTGTGTTTTAGATAATAATATTACAAAAAATATATACGATTTTGAATTGGACAATTATGAATCATCCAATAATAATAATAAAGAGCAAAATATAGGTAATCATATTAACCCAAGTAAAATACGTCCATTTGGGAAGTGGTTTGAATCTATATTTACAGACAATGAAGAAAATAATTGTATCGTTTATAATGGAATTTTCAATATTTCTAAAAAACACATATTACAAAAATCCAAAGAATATTATGAAAAATTGATAAATGAAGTGAATAGTCATCATAATGAAGAAACTGGACATTATTTTGAAAGAAGTTGGTATGCAATTTTTTATCCATATAATAATGATGTAATTTTTGTATAAAATTATAGTATAATGAATAAAAAATATAATCTATCTTTCCATGTTATTTTTATCATGAATGAAAATATAAAATGGGTGGAAGAATTCATCCTATATCATTCCAATCTAGGATTCGAACATTTTTATCTATATGACAATGAAGGTTCTACTGGCGGAGATGGAACAAAAACCCATAATAAATACGGATTTGAAATTGATAATGATGTATCATATCATGATAAATTTCAAAATATTCTCGCAAAATATGGCAATATGATTACCTATGTAAAATGGCAACCTCGAAATGAAAAAGGTGAAATCATATATGGACAAGACGACGGTATCCGGCATTTTATGAAAAATTACGGAAATGAAACAGAATGGGTTGCACTAATGGATTTAGATGAATTCCTTTTTAGCGAACAAGATGTAAATATTGCGGATTTTTTTCGTAATCAACCACGAAATATTTCTTGTGTAAAGATTGTACAAAAGAAATTCATTGATCGATTTTTATCGCATAAAACATTCATCACACAAGATTATCAATGTATCGATAAAAAAATCGGATATGATTGGGCGCCTAAAAATATAGTGAGAACTAGTGATTTTATAGATATTACAAATATACATGGTATTAAAGTTAAACATGACACATTAGAACCAGACCCCGCAATTTTGCGTTTTAATCATTATAATGTCAATGATAAACTTATTTCATGGATGAATGATTTTTATAATTCCGACACTAGTTTTCAAATAAACAGTATAGATAATGGCATGCAACGTTATTCACATTTATTTGAACCCCAACAGAATGACTACAGTATTATTGCAACTTCTATATTCATTCTATTTTTATTATGCTTTTTATACTATTTTTGGGGAACTTCGATAGGACAAAAGATCTCCGCATTTTCCCTGGGTTTTAAATTCCCCCGTACCATAAACCTCTTGCAAAAGAAGCCATTCAAATAATCCGCCACCATAGACATATACATGTTCGAATCCAAGACGTTTCAATTGCCGGTATTTCGCGTCCACAGAATCATCCGCAGAATGCTCACCATATACAATAATCCTATAGGACCCAGCATCCAATTCTTCCAATAGCCCATTCAATACTTGTTCCTCTTTTTCCGCGGATATTGTCCCATAGATCAAACACGTTTGTTTGTCCGCAGATAAGGTATTTACCAAGATATATCCCGCGGGATGTTTGAGAGCCGATAATACGTCTTCGAACCCCACTTTTTTTATGACGGGTGCAATAAAATCATATAGAAGATTCATATGATTTTATTCGGCATTTTATTTGGCAGGGTTTCCCGAGGGCGGGGGGCCTCCGGCCCCCCATTCAAATATCTTTGTCTATATATTCTATATGACACCCGAACAGGAAATTCTATATAACAACTACTGTAAAGGGCTAAATGAAGATGATCGACAAAGAATACGAAATGCGATCGAATACGCCATCGCTACACCATTACCATTGACCCATAGAATAAAAGGTGGCACAGGATCTCAAAAAAGACGTTTTAGAAGAAAGACGTTACAAAGTAATAGTGCACCAACACTGAGATATCGACCTTCGTCTGCTAGATCTCTCTTGATGAGCACAAGTCATATAAACCACATGTTGGCATCGGCTTCATTGGTTGCATTTATTGTTGTCGGATACCAAAAAACGCCGGAAATAAAATATATTTTTGAACTCATTAATCAGTTTTTTTATGGAGGTATTTTGGCACTACAATTAATTCATACGCCGTTGGATTTACAAAAGACATTATCAAATGGCGATTTACCCATACAACGCCCTTTTACGGAATTGGAAACCCATTTAGTAGGATTGAATGCGTTTCAAAATGTGGTTCGAACGATTGGACAAGCCAATCTAACATATACATTAGTTACCCGATTTGCGCAATATTTCGATACCATGATGAATAAAAACGGACCTATATTACCAGACGCAGTTGTATCTATGATGAATATCACAACGTCACTCATGTTCAAACACACGATAAAAGAAAAAGATGTAAAAACGATTATGGATGCAAAAATGAAATCCATCAATGAAATCTTTAACAATGAGGAAGGATCTACATTCAAAATCGATACAAAACGAACGAATCTACCCGTCAATATCAAAATTGTATAGGTCCTATAGGATAATATCGTATATTCTGCGTAAAGACCCTATAAAATCGGCGCGTTCTTCGGGTGTAAGAATGGCATATAGTTGTCTTGTAAAACGCGTGAATCCATATTTTCCGTTGGGTTTGATTCTATCCACCACTGCAATGATCTCGTCATCCGTATAATAGTGGAATTGAAAACTCCGGCGACAGATATCCAAACAACGGGGGCGATAGCCTAAACAACGGGGATAGAAATCATTCATATAAGCGCAAATATCACTGGATAGCCAGCGCAAATCATTGAAGTCTTGTGGATCCGGGTGTAAAATGATGTATATTTCATGATAATATTCCAAAATTTTGGGCAAAGTAGTGACATAGTTCCTGATATCATGTAAAAAAAGGGGATCTTTCGCATAAATCAAATAGGATAAAATGCGATGCTGGATTTCATTCGGGAATTCGGCAATTTTCATTTGAAATATATATAAATGATTCTATATAATATAAACAATCAACTCACTAAAGAATGGAATGGATCGACGAAATCAATACATCACATTATGAAGAGAATCAAGAGGCAGATCCCGATTGTGGAATTATCTGCATGATTTTCTATATGATATATCGGGGTTGATAACCCGGACAAATAACCCGGACAAATAACCCGGACAAAAGGGAGGGTTCCTAAGGGAACCATCTGCTTTGCTTGAGGTTCCCTTAAAAATTGATTCCAAATGATCTCTATATGACTATTACATATAATCATATAGAATGTGCGACAACGATTTTCACCAAACCAAACTGACTGCGACTGAATGGGGAATCTTGGAAATTCCCGTAAGCGATAAAGAAAAGAGTATTCTTCAACTCATTATTGATGGATTCCATAATCCCAATACCAAGAAGAATGCAAAAACATCCATGTTTTCCTTTACAAAGATCGAATCTACACAAGAAAACGAGGATTTCCTCTATACGAAATACTTTGCACCCATTATTGCAAAAACGCTGGATAAATACGGAACGCCCGAAATAAAAGAAGCATATCGTCTCCCCACATTGGGAGGAGGCAATTTGCGTAAAATAAAAAGCGCGGATGCCGTCCGTTTTCAAAATCTAGAAGCCAATATCGAAAAGAATCGCGCCGATATTTTCGAATTCTTTCTCCTCGACTTTTGCAATATGTTATGCAGGCATTTAGGAAAACAGCGTACATCTTATTCCTATTACTTGTATACCCTCATTCAATTGAAAAATGCATCGATTCATTCTCTCAATCGCCACGTACTTGCGTATGTAGATGTCATGATCGCATTCGGCAATCTCAATATGAATCTATGTGACATCGTGGAGAATGCATACGAATTCATCGAGCGCAATCCCTATTTGCTGGCAAATGAAGACAAACAATTATATACCCATCAAAAAGCGCTCTTTTCGCTTTTCAATAAAGATCATGTCGAAACCGATTCAAAATTAGTCCTATATTGCAGTCCCACAGGTACCGGGAAAACACTATCTCCGGTAGGACTCTCGGAAAAGATGCGTGTCATTTTCGTGTGCGGGGCAAGACACATTGGACTTGCCCTCGCAAAATCGGCGATTTCCATGGAAAAGAAAATCGCGTTTGCATTCGGATGTGATACCGCGAGCGATATCCGTCTTCATTATTTCGCGGCAGTCGATTTCACCCGGGATCGCAGGAGTGGGGGTATACGAAAAGTCGACAATAGCAATGGATCGAAAGTGGAGATTATCATTTGTGATATCAAATCCTATATTACAGCCATGCACTATATGCTCGCATTCAATCCAAAAGAGAAAATCGTGACATATTGGGATGAACCCACCATTTCGATGGATTATCCGGAACATCCGCTCCATGAACTGATCCACAAAAATTGGGTGGAAAATGTGATTCCGAATGTGGTACTTTCATGTGCAACCCTGCCCCATGAAACGGAAATCATGGACACACTCGCGGATTTCCGGGAACGATTCGATTGTGCGCAGATCCACAATATCACGAGTTATGATTGCAGGAAATCAATCTCGATCCTGACAAAAGCGGGCTATTGCGGATTGCCACATATCCTTTTCGAAAATTACGCAGAATTACAGCAATGTGTCCAATATTGCGATGAAAACAAGACGCTCTTGAGATATTTCGATTTGAGCGAAATCGTGCGATTTATATCCTATGTGAACAAACTCGCAGATCTCCCACCAGAATGTCATATAGATTCACATTTCGATGGGATTGCATCCATTACCATGAACAGCCTCAAGATTTACTATTTGGAATTGCTCAAACGCATCTCTTCCGAAGTATGGGTGGCTACATTTGCACATTTTAAAACGACAACAGAACCGAAATTGTCCCGAAAGAAAGATGTCGCGGTTGTAAGTGCAGGGGTCCTTTTCACCACGGAAGATGCATATACATTTACGGATGGACCCGCCATTTTTATGACGGAAGATGTCGCGAAAATCGGGAATTTCTATATCCAGCAGTCCAATATTCCCAAAGAGATTTTCCAGAATATCTTGACTGCTATATCATCGAATAATCGTCTATCGGACAGAATCGCCAAGTTGGAACAAGCGCTCGAAGATAAAGACAAACGAATGGCAGAGTCTTCTGCGGGAGGAACGGGTGCCGAAGAAAAAAAAGGAAAGGCGAAAGAAATCCGATTAGAAAAGAACCCGGAGATCCAGCGCATGTCGAAAGAAATCGAGGATTTAAGGAAACAAGTCAAATACATTCAATTAGATAGCACTTATATTCCGAATTCAAAGGCGCATCAGGTGGTATGGGCCCCGAAAGAAACCCCCGAGGCATTCATGCCCATTTTGGATGAACAAACCGTGAAAGAAATCATGGGACTCGCGATTGAGAACTATCTGAAAGTGCTTCTTTTATTAGGAATCGGACTTTTCATGAAAGATGCGAATGTGTCCTATATGAACATTATGAAGAATCTGGCAGATACCCAGCAACTATTCATGATTATTGCATCGAGTGATTATATCTATGGGACAAATTACCAGTTCTGTCACGGGATCTTGGCGAAAGATCTCACGAATATGACGCAACAAAAGACGATTCAGGCGATAGGACGTATTGGACGAGGAGACATTCAGCAGTCCTATACAGTCCGATTCAGGGAAGATGAAATGTTGTTGAAACTCTTTCATAAACCGGTGAAAAATGTAGAGGCGGAGAATATGTCCCGATTATTCTCGAGTGTTTAATCCGAATCCTTGCTGTATATCTATAAAAAAGAAACACATATTCTGACACATATTCTATTTTACAAATAGATCCATTCCATCTATAATCCACCCCATTTTTTATTGCATTTAGGTTTCGTTGAATCCAAATATTTTACATACAACATATATATAATATATAATGTCTTGTCATATAGTGATTAGTAGATACGATAAATCCACGGAATGGTCTGCCAAATTTCACGACGTCTTGAACGATGCCCGAGTGATTGTATATGACAAAGAACGCCCGGAAAACCCGTATAATATTCCGGTAAATAAAGGAAATGAGGCATCCGTTTATCTGAAATACATTGTGGATTTTTATGAGGATTTGCCGGATTATGTCTTTTTCATTCACGACGAAGAATATTCGTGGCATCATGAAGGAAGTATTATCGATCGTTTTGTCGAAGCCTATTTATTAGAAAGCCCTTTTGTAAATGTGAATCATTTTACTATGGGATCACTTTATACGAATATCTATCATTTTGAACTATTACTTTGGTATAATGAATATATCGAGAAATATATTCCTTATGATTCATTGCCCGATCCTGACTGGACACTGGGTCATCGTGGTGCGGCACAATTTCTAGTGAAACGTGAAGCCATTTTGAAAAGACCTAAAGTGTTTTATGAGAATCTATATCAATGGATGATTACAACGCAAGAATCGAATTTCATTACAGGTCGTTTTATGGAATGGTCATGGCATCTTTTTTTTTTGGCATAATCCCGTGACAATTATACCTCTTTTATCATATAGTAAAAATGGTATCCAAAACTCGCGAAAGCAAGCATTAATGATATTTCGAAAAATTTGCGTTGCGTTTTATCTTCCATCCATCCAATATAAATGAGTAAAGGTCCAAAAATGAGAATGTGTAGATAATTGATCCATGCATCTTTTTTGTAGACGGATTTATAAATATGGTATAGAATGATGAAAATGCCTAATCCGATAAAAACGGGATATAGATATTTAGGTATCTTGTCTTGTTTTGTACCAATGTAATAAAATAATCCCGAAACAAACAAAATATGAAAAAGATGAATCAAAAATGATGTATCCATATAATATATACATGAAAAAATTCCATTATCAAAATACGGAAAAACACAAATATAATGGAAAACACGAAATCCGCAAAGTCTCGGTAATAGGAGGAAAAGGGTATAAATCAGTGACGCGAAAACACAAGGGAAAGAATCGCACGATTCGACGCACATTGAAATCCCACGAGATAAGCAAAATATGCCGGCGTAAATTTATCCCCGGACTTTTCAACAATTGCAGATAATTTCTCAAAATTGAAGATCTATTTGTAATATTCTATATGACAATATTACAAATGCAAACTTCCGTGAAATTTTATTACGTTTTCAATTCGTCCTTTACACAATGCCTTGGTCTAGATGGGATCGTTATATGGCCATTTGTCTTCTTTTCCACAAAACAAAATGCAACTCCCGAATATATCATAAAACACGAACTTGTTCATGTTGCACAAATTCGCAGAGAAAAAGGACCAATTCGTTTCTATACAAAGTATCTATATGACATCTTGAAAGAATGGATAAAAACGGGGAATCTAGATGAAGCATACGAGAAAAATCCGTATGAAAAAGAAGCCTATAAAAAAGAACACACGCATCTCACGAAAGCAGAAAAGAAAGAAATTCGTACATTTGTCCTATAAAGCATTAATGTGTGAAAGAACATAAGGATTCCCCTTCAATTGTGTGAGAATATCCCCTGAATTTCGATCAACATTGATTCCTGAATATAATTGATTTTGATTCTCGGTGTTTCGTCCCATAGATTCTGTTGATGCGGATTGATAGGGCAGGTTCGGATTGAGTGCTCGATTGTATTTCATATCTTGTTCTCTCGTTGGATTGGTGGATTGGTTGATATCTCCGTTCAAAAGTGCCATTCCACCCGAGGGAGTGTGCCCTTTCAGCGTGGTTTGCCGGACTTCGTTATTGCGTTGGTTGTATTCGGCGTCGTAATTGCGGAATTGGCGTGTACCTTCATTCGCACTCGAATTACCCATATAAAGATAATCCGCAGTTTCTTGTCGCATAGTATTCTTGAGATCGAGGGGTGCGGTCTTATACCCGTCTCCGCGTTGATTGGCGTTGATATAAAGATGACCCAATGAGTTCTCCGTGGTTTCGCGTATAGTATGTTGTGGTACATCTGCTGGATTAAAAATATAGGATTGAGATACGGTTGAACCTGGGTTTTGGTATGGTCGCAATGTTCCTATCGTATTTTCACGACGGGAAGGACGGAGCATATCGAGAAGGGGTGCGACGGCGGCACCAATGGCGCCCCCTACTGCGCCGAAATAATCATCGCGTGGATTCTGTGTGCGATTATTGGGATAAGCCATTTGCGATTTAATGCCGTAATCTCCTGTGCTGGCTCCATTGTATCCATTTGCACCGGCAACGCCCAATGGCAAAGTTCCTAAATCAATGTGTTTGGATGGCATGTATTCTCCTTCCACCATTTGACTCGATGTAGTATTTGCCGCAACACCTGTATAGGACATAAGCGTATCGGGTCGGGACATGTTTTTCTCGATGGTGAGGGCACGCGCCGTAGGCGCGGATTCGTGTCCCATCGTAGTAAATAACCGATCTTGTCCCATCTCAAAAGTCGTTTCCACGCGATTTTTTTCCACTCGTCCTATAGAATCCACATGTGCAACGGTGGGGATATAACTGACTGCCGGGCCTTCGTGGCCATAAAGTCCGATCCCCCCCGGTTTGGGTTTATTATCCACGCGGAGTTCATCCACCGTTTTTTCGCGATAAAAATCGCGGGCAATGAGTCCCGAATTGTAACCGCCCACACCTTCCGTGCCATATCCTGCGGCTAAACCGGGTCCGACTTTCTGTTCGGGAAATGGTTTGACATTGGCCATGGAGGCACTCGGATTCATGCGCGACCGTATAAAATCCGTGTTACTGGGCATCCCATATGCCCATTGATAATTCTCGCTGGGATTGAAAAGGGGAGCACTCTCGCGTTTGGATATGACTTGGGATCCCGATCCAGTATAATTGTCTATAAGACTTTCGTTGGAATTGGCATCCGTATGGTTCGTGCGAGAATGACTGCCAAAAAAGGGCACCATATTGTTGTGCTGGAAATAACTTTGTTCGACCTTTTCTCCCGTCATGGAATAAAACGATCGACTCGGGGCACTTGACGATCCTTGATTGATGGAACTGTTTTGCATGGCACCCGGATTAATAACGGAATTATTGACATTGGGATTGAAGAATTTATCCGTATATACTTCAGGGGAGTCAAATAGATTCACCGTAGAGAGTTTGCTCGTAAGATCGGTTTCAGCATTATTCACGCTATTGTATGGGAATTCCGCGGGGTAATTTTTATCGGGGACATTCATATTTGGCAAAGCGCCTTCGTATTTCGGCGTTTGCCTTTGCGCGAAATTCTCCGAATTTTTTGATTGATTGGATATAATATAGAGACCTCCTAATGCGACTAAAGGGATTGCTAATTCCATTATTTATTATTATATTGTATTATAATATTATAATAAATTTTCTATAGGACGAATGATTGTTAGGAGAACAAAGTCATTATTTGATAAAAGGGATTCTCGGTTGAAAATAATCCTTTTCTAGGATTCGTGTCTGAATATTATGGGGGAATCGCAATTCAACATTGGCTTGTGGATTAATCCATGGAGTCTCCCATCGCGTTTGTTCTAAATCTCTATACATCCATGCGGGATGGGAAACCCGGGATTCTTCTACGGTGGGATCTTCGGATTGATATACGAGAGGCGTTGTTTGAACTGCAGTATCGCGGTATGGTATTAAATCGCGATTGAGTGGACGTGTTAGTCCCATAAAATCACTTTCTAAATTTACTGTATTTGTCGTTAGATTCGCGCCCCATTTTTGTAATCGCAAGTTCGGATCTTCGTAAAAAGGCATGGAAATGCCTGTACCAGGTGTATTCAAAAAATAGCGTCCTGCAAAAGTACTTTCGGCAAGTTGTTTTTGGATTCTTGCCGGATCGTCGTGAAATCGGGTAAATGACATGAATAGATACTATAATATATTCGTTTTATTTTTTATAGCAATAATGTCATATTGGACAATTCCTTCAAATATCGTCTGGAACAACTTTCTACTAAAAGTCCGTCTTTATCATTCGATCCATTGGCATAAACCCCGTAATTTGTAAAATAGTCTTCGTTTTCGAGTGCTATATGATAAATATTGAAAGTACCCGCTTCCATAAAGGGTTCGGCATTCTCATCGGCACATGCAGGAATACGATAGCAGTTTTCTGTCAAATAGACTTCGCCCAAGATTTCCTTGGATTTGGCCAATTCATCCTCGGTTAAATCTTTATCCACGAGGATAGCATGACAACCAGTAATGATGAGATCTTCTGCGAGTTCGGGGTATTTTTCAGGAGTGCATTTGTATAAACGGTGTTTGATACGACGGGCATCTCCCGGATTATAGATGGTGGAATAACCAATTAAATCCACAGGAACATATCCTTGCGAAAATGTTTTGACTAAATCCCCTTTTCTCAAATCCTGAACTAGACGGTATCCTTTATCGGTGAGAATCTTGGAATCTTCCTTGAAGCAGGGAATACTTGGTACGAAATAAAAGATGGAACTTGTCACTGAATTACCCTGTGCATTCACTGCATAGACGGTGATTTGAAATTGAACACCTCTTAAAAGATTCGGCAAATTCACGTTTGTTGTAGTAGCCCCCGTGTTTACTGTCCCATAGTGTCCCGCACCATCATTGTATGTAAGCACATATCCTGTAATTGGAGATCCTTGGTTGTATGGGACGCTCCATACAATTGGCACTATATTGTTTGAAAAGTCATAGGCTAGTCCTGTTAATGCAATGACACCGTTTGGTACAATTGCAGGAATTGCGTATGTGACTGTTCCTGGAGAGGATCGACCACTTACATTTCGTGCATATACCGAAAATGTAAATGAAGTACCGCGCATCAAACTAGTTATGGATATTTGATTTGCGCTTGTAATCGTATATGTATTCAAAGATCCGACCGTTTGGGAAGATACAGTTATTCCAGTGATAGATCCCGATTGTGTTCCATTTGTATACGCAATTTCATAACTGGTTAATGCGGCACCTTCGGGGTAAGGTGTATTCCATGCAATTATAACCGAGTTTTGATCTTTATCTATAGAAGTGTAATTTGAAACGGCAACCGACAAAGGAGCATCGGGGGTAATAAATGGAACGGTATATGTGAATGCTGGTGATACATCGGATCTTCCTACGCTATTTATAGCAGTAATATACACTGTATATGTTGTTCCACGAACCAATGCATGAATGCCTTTCCCGGGTGTTGCAGGAGATCCTGTACTAGTAACGGTACCGGATGAACCTTGCCCATTATTGTAATTGATTTCATATTGTGTGATCTGATATCCTTGGTTGTATGGTGCTGTCCATGAAAATGAAATATCCACTTCATTCCCTCGATCGCCGTCCGTTTCCCCGTAAAATCCGGCAATTACTTGGTTTGGAACATACCCGGGAATAATCGGAGCCGTATTTGAAGAATATAACGAAGTTTCGTCCAAGTTAGTAGCGGTAACATAGAATGTATAAGACTGTCCATTTGTTAAACCAGTGACAATTCCTGAGGTAGATGATTCACCATAGACAATTGTAAATAGAGAACTATTTTCATTGGATGTAATTTTATAACTTTGAATTGTCGCGCCATTATTTGCCGGAACCGACCAATTTATCGTGGCAGATGACGTGTTTGCCGAATTATAATTCGGAGATGCCGATACACTTCCCGGTGCAGTAGGTTTAGTAGATGGAATCGTTTGTACATTTGCACTAGGATTTGAATATCCGGCAACATTATGTGCTTCTACGTAAAATGTATAAGTTTGTCCATTTGTAAGACCCGAAATTGTGGTAGATGTCAAATTGGCAGAAACATCCACGCTTGTAAGTGAAATATCTGAACCACTGTAAAATACGCGAACATAATCGACTGCATTTCCATTGCTTAGATCCAATGCCCAAGAAATTAAACTACTGCTATTCAAATGAACCCCGGATACATTTGTTGGCGTATTTGGTACACTTACAGGAATAATCGAATTCGATGCAACCGATTCTACGGAATTTCCTTTGGCGTTGTTTGCATGAACCGTGAATGTATAAGAGGTTCCATTGGTCAATCCAGTCACTACACCCGAAGTACCATTTACTCCACTATTCACAGTAGTTGTGAATCCACCTGGCGTAGACGTAATTTTATATCCGAGTATAGGTGCACCATTATTTGACAAATCGGGACTCCATGTAACGGTTGCAGAATTCTGATTGTAATTTGGACTTGCAACTATATTGATTGGTGCTTCGGGGTTTGTTGCAGGGACCACTGGTCCAGAAGCGACGGATCCATCGGAAGATCCTATAACATTGATAGCCTTCACTTTAAATGTATATATCTGTCCATTTGTCAGATTCAATATAGTCGTAGCAGTCAAATCACCCGAAACATCAGTGGTAGGTTGTGCGGTCGTACCAATGTATGGAGTAATTCTATAGTACAATACGGGTTCTCCTCCAATATCGGTAGGAGCATTCCATGAAAGATCCACTGCCGAGTCCTTGGCATAATTGACACCGCCAATTGACAATGTATAACCGGCAACCACATTAGTAGGTGGAATTGGGACTTTTGCAGGGACTACTGGTCCGGAAGCCATGGATCCATCGGAAGATCCTATAACATTGATAGCCTTCACTTTAAATGTATA